CGGCTGCGGCGTGATACAGCTGCAAATTGGACCAGCGCCAACCCAACGCTGCTGGCCGGCGAGATGGGCGTGGAGACTGACACGCGCCGCTACAAGGTCGGTGATGGCAGCACTGCTTGGGCCAGCCTTAGCTACTACATTGAGGGCGTGCTGGCGCGTGGCCAGGCAAGCAAGACGACAAGCGGCACCATTGCTATCGCTAGTGCTGGCACCTATCAAAGCACTGGCTTGACTGCCACATTTGATAGCGCAACCGACTATCAGGTGGTGCTGGGCACCAGCGATACGTTTGGCCTAAAGAATGACAGCGGTGCAACCAAGCTGTTCATGGTGCAGGCCAGCATGGACGCATACGCTGGCAACAACCACACGCTAGGCATCAAGCTGGCAAAGAATGGCGTTGGCATTGACCAGTCTGAGTGCCGCGCGTTCAGCGGTTCCACTGGTCAGATTGCAAAGCTGTTTTGTTTTTGGATGGTTGAACTGGCCGATGATGATGAGGTTGCGCTTTATGTGAGCAACATCAGCGACACCACCACGATTCAGTTTCAACGCGGCAGGATCAGCGCCATTGAGGTGAAGGCATGACCACCAAGCGCGAGCAGATCCTGAGCGCTATCAAGACGGCATTGACCGGCACCACTGGCGTCGGCACACGGATCTACCGCAGCCGGGTGGAGCCATTGGCTCGGCAGGAAAGCCCGGCCATCGTGATTGAACCGGTGAGCGATACAGCCGAGCAGAACACTGCGCTGCCCACGCTGGACTGGAGCCTGACGGTGCGCGTTGCGGTGATCGTGCGCGGCAACGTGCCGGATCAGCAGGCTGATGCCACTGTGCAATCAATGCACAGCAAGATCATGGCCGACCTAACGCTGGGCGGTTATGCCATTGATGTGCAACCGCGATCAGTCAACTTTGACCTAGTGGAAGCTGATCAACCTGCCGGCGTGATTGCGTGTGAGTATCTCGTGCGATATCGCACTTCTGTCACGAATCTGACTACAAGCTGACCCAGCTACGATGGGTGAAAGCTTCAACCTTTAGGCCAAGCCATGCCGCTGCTATCTCGCCGCCAGCTGCTGCTGGCCAAAGCTGAGTCAACCTACGGAACTGATCCCACACCAACATCCGGCAGTAATGCCATCTTGGTGCGCAATATTGAGGTGACACCGCTGGAAGCTGACACGGTGAGCCGTGAGCTGATTCGCCCCTACCTCGGCCAATCGGAGCAGCTGCTGGCGCAGACCCGCGTGCTGGTGAACTTTGAGGTTGAGCTGGCCGGATCTGGTGCAGCTGGTACGGCTCCGGCCTATGGCCCGCTGCTGGAAGCCTGCAGCATGACCGAAACCGTTAGCGCTGGCGTCAGCGTCACCTATGCGCCTAACAGCGATGCAGCGCCTGGATCAGTCACGATCTACTTCAACAACGATGGCGTGTTGCACAAAGCCACTGGCTGCCGCGGCACCTTCTCGCTGAACTGCGCCGTTGGCGAGATTCCGACCATTGCGTTTGAATTCACTGGCATCTACAGCACGCCGACCGACGTATCAGCTGGCACCCCTACTTATGCCGATCAAGCTGACCCGGTGCTGTTTAAGCAAGGCAATACCACCAGCTTTCAGGTGTTCAGCTATGCCGGCTGCCTGCAGAGCTTTACGCTTGAGATGGCCAACGAGCTGGTGTATCGCGAGCTCGTTGGATGCACAAAGGAAGTGCTAATGACCAACCGCGCTCCTGCTGGTGAGGTTGTGATCGAAGCCGTTGCCGTTGGCACTCACAACTTCTTCGATGATGCAACCGGCAGCAGTACTGGCAACCTTACATTCCAACACGGCCAGACCGCTGGAAATATCGTTACCTTTACAGCTGGCCAAATCGACATCGGCAACCCGTCTTACAGCGATCAAGACGGCATTCAGATGCTGACGCTGCCATATATTGCCACTCCGACCGATTCGGGCAATGATGAGCTCGAGCTCGTCTTTACCTGATCGCGTGGCTTTTGTTCTCAAGCAGTCCGATTCCTACACCTGGCCGGTAAGCATCAAGCTGCCGGCCAATGGTGGCAAAAGGGAGCGGCAGACTTTTGACGCGGAGTTCAAGCGGCTGCCGCAAAGCCGGATCAATGAGATTCAGGAGCAAGCTAACAAGCGAATCAGAGCCGCTGAGCGCGGTGAAGATATCGGCGACGGCATTAGCGATCAAAGCATTGCCGATGAGATCCTTGTGGGATGGGACGGCATTGTGGATGGTGACGGTGAGCCGGTGCCATTCAGCAAAAGCAGCAAGGCGCAGCTGTTGGACGTGCCATTCATGGCTGGCGCATTGATCGAAGCCTATTTCGAGTCGCTGGTGGAGGCGAAAAGAAAAAACTAATCGGCGCCGCTGAGCACTGGCTGGGTGGCACTGAGATCGACGACACAGCCAAGGATGCAGCGGTGCTAGGCATTGAGCCACCACCTAGCAAGCAAGCCAAGGATTTCGAGGTGCTGCCAGAGGCATGGCCTGCAGTGTGGGCATTTTTGCGTGTGCAGACGCAATGGCGCGCCAGCTCTGGCGCTGTACTTGGTCTGGACTATGGCGCCGTGCGTTGGGTGTTTGAGCTGTATGAAATCAGCGAGCCAACGCAGACCCTTGCAGACCTGCAGATTATTGAGGCTACAGTGGTTGCAGGCTTGAACAAGCGCGGGAAGTAGCGGCCATGGCGTTGGACATGACAACCGCGCTGACCATCAAGGCGAAGGTTGATGGGCTGCAGCAGCTCGGCGGATTAAATAAAGGGCTGCAAGGCGTTAGCAAGCAATCAAATGCAGCGGCTACGGCCATGGGCCGATTAAAAGGCGCAGCAGCTGGTGCATTGGGCGCCATGCGCAGCTTTTTGCCTGTACTGGGCGTTGGCGCGATGGCCAAGTTTGCCAAGGACAATATCGACGCTGCTGATGCAATGTCGAAGATGTCGCAGCGGACTGGTGTCGCAGCACCAACGCTCGATAAGTTCCGAAAGGTGGCTGAGCTTAGCGATACAAGCATTGACGGATTAGGCAAAGGCTTCAAGACGCTGGCCAGCAATATGTACGATGCGCAAACCAAGGGCACTGGCCCGGCTGCTGATGCATTCGACAAGCTTGGCATCGCCATCACCGATTCCAACGGCAAGCTGCGCGAATCTGATCAGGTGATGCTGGACATCGCTGACAAGTTTCAGCAGATGGCGGATGGCCCTGAAAAGGCTGCGCTTGCCGCTGATCTGTTTGGCGCCAAGATCGGTGATGAGCTGATTCCGCTACTAAATAGTGGCGGCGATGCGGTACGCAATATGGGCACAAGCCTGACTCAAGAGTTTGCAGACAAGGCAGCGGCATTCAATGATCGGCTCGAGGTGATGCAAGAGAAACTGGGTGATCTTGGCCTGCGATTGACCGAGGCATTGCTGCCAGCGCTCGAGAAACTGGTTGGAGTTATGGAAGGCATTGGCGCGGCATTCAGCACACTGCCGCAGCCTGTACAGGATTTGGCGCTTGGTTTTGCTGCCATTGCCGTTCCGGTTGCAGCGCTTGCAATCCCCCTCGGCGGCCTTGTCACGGTGTTTGGCGCCATTGGCACAGCCTTGGCGACTATCGGCCCGATTTTGGCCGGCATTCCTGCGTTGATTGCTGGCTGGGCTGGCGCTATTGGCCCGCTACTGGCCAGCCTTGGCAGTCTTGGCCAGATCTTGATCGGTGTATTTTCCGGCCCGGTCGGCTGGATTGCACTGGCCGCTGCAGCCGGTGTGGCTATCTACGCATTCCGTGATCAGATCGGCGCAGCCTTCCAAGCCATTGGCCAGTTCATTGCTGACGCGGCCATGGGCTTCAAAACCGTGTTTATCGATCCGGTCATTCAGCTTGGCCAGCAGGTGATTGATTTCTACATCAACACCTGGACAGGTATCTTCAACTTCATCAAACAGCCATTCGAGCAAGGCATCGAATTCATCAAGCAGAACTTTGTCACGCCGATTCAAGACGCTATCGGCGGCATCATCGATTCGATCAAAGGCGCATGGGCCGGGCTTAGCCAAGCATTGTCGTCTCCGTTTGAGGCTGCCGCAACAACGATCCGCGGCGTGCTCAACACTGTGATCGGAGGGATTGAAAGCACGATCAATGGCGTGATCAATGCGATCAACAACCTAATTCAAGGCGCCAACAACGTAGCCTCTACTGTTGGCCTGCCCAGCATCCCAACACTGCAAAGCGTTAGCTTGCCACGCTTCGCTGATGGTGGCGTTGTCACCGGGCCGACCATGGCGCTAGTGGGTGAGGGCGGTGAGCCTGAATACATCGTGCCGCAGTCCAAGGCTGGCAAGTTTGCCGCCAACTGGATGGCCGGCGTGCGCGGTGCTGCCGCCATTCCGCGCTTTGCTGAGGGTGGCGTGGTAGTCCCAGCATCGGCCAACGTCAACATCCAGACCGGGCCCGTCACCCAGATGAACGGCACCAACTACGTCACCACGCAAGATCTGAGCCGCGCCGTGCAAGCTGGCGTTAATCAGACCCTGAGCTTGATTGCAGGTGATGGCAGCGTGCGCCGCCAGCTGGGGATGGCGTGATGGCTCAGTACGACCTGCTTTGCTTCCTTGAGTATTACGCTGACCGAACCAGCGTGTACGACGCCAGCAGCGGCAAACGCGCGCCGACGCGGCGGTGGCAAAACTTCTATCAAGTGCCGCAGGATTTATCAGTGGTTGATTCTGACGTGCAAGGTACGTTTGTCTACATCCCGTTTACGGCCTCAGGTTTCACGCTTAGACCTGCCACAAGCATTGGCGAGTTGTCGATTGAGATTGCAGCAACTGGCGACATCATCGATCTGACTGATACCGCGATTGGCGCCGGGCGATTGGTGATCGCATCGCTCTATCTGCAGGATGCTGGAAAGGATGAGCTTGATGCTGCCAGCGCTGCATTGGTGAGCCGTTATATCGGCGGCATTGATGCGGCTGAGGTTAGCGATATATCTGTGAGCTGGTCAGTCAGTCCGGTGATTGATAAAAGCAAGCCACAGATCCCAACGCGCAAGATCTCATCTGATTTGGTTGGGAGGTTTACAGGACGATGAGACAACTGCTAGCGATCAAACTGCAAGTGCAATGCGCTGATGGCACTGAGCACGATGGCGTGAAGCTATACGTTGAAGACAATCGCCGCGTGTACGTTGCCGAGGATGGCAGCGAGCTGAGTGATGTTGACCTGGTGCTGGCCTGCACCGCAGTGGTGCCACCTATGCTGCTGACAGCAGCGCTCCAAAGCTGTAAGGAGGCAGGCTGATGGCACGGTTCAAGATTCGCACCCCTGCCAGCAGCCTGACGCCAGCACCGGCTTGGTTTGAAAGCCCAGCTGCACCGACGATCACGCAGCGAGAGGCCGTTTCTAATCTCATCAAAGAAACGCAAATCAAAACTGAGCCAGCGTTTCCACCAGTCAAGATCTACAAGCCGTGCCCTGGCATTATTGTTGCGCAGGCTTATCCGCAGAAGCGATCCATACCTAACCAGTCGGTCGCTCAAGTTGATAGTGCGCCATCTAACCGGAAAACGCCAAAGGCTGACCTAGGTGCGCAACAGGCTATTGCGGTAGCTGGCGAAACGGTGCCGATTGTATTCGGCAAGCGCGTCAGCGATAACGGTGGCGTATGGGTGCAGCCATCACTGGTGAAGGCAGGCTCCTACTTCTTCAAAGGTAGTTTCCTGTTCCCCGTCAGTCAGGGTGAGATCGTAAGCAGCCCAGTCAAGCATCGCGTATGGGTTGGTCTGCGGAATATGGCGTTCTTGGCTGATCAGACGATCACGATCAGCAATATCTACAACAGCGCGGCAACGCTTGCGGCATCGCCTGGCACCTGCCCAGT